CTTAAACGTAGAGGTTAATGACTCTGCAAATGTCTTACCTGCCTCTCTAGCAGCATTAGCAGCTTCTAAAGTTTTATCTTTAAGGTAACCCTCTGCATCCGCCAAATCAGCTAACTGTTTGCTTGTTTCCTGGGTTGACTTTCCAGCAATACTGTCTTTTGCCAACTTATCTTCTAAGTACAATTTCTGAATAGCCATAGATTTGGCAGTAGCTTTATCTGCTTCACTCATCATGCCAGTTACTTCAGTACCAATAGAACTAAATTTATTTAAGAATCCAGTAATATTATCTTTGTTAGCTGCCGTATATGCGCCAGCTTTTTCTAATTTAAGCTCAGCAATATTAGCATTTACACCTTCAACAAAAGAATTAATTTGATCATCAAGATTCTTTAGCGCTTGCGTTGCTGCTGAAGCATCATAACCTTTAGTACCAAGACCTTCTGTAAGTTGTTGCTGTACATTAGCTCTTGCTTGCGTCATTTTGTCTAATGCAGCAAACTGAGAACCAGATAATGTTTCTAATGTTTTAGGGTCAACACCTAAGGCATCTCCATACTTACCAGCCAAAGGCTTATTGCTAGTATTAAACTTTTCTAACAATGTACGCGCTTCTTTGGGAAGAGCATTCTTTAGGATTTCTAACTCATTAGCAGCAGGGCGTATATCTACTTGTTGTCCTAACATTTTAACATCTTTGTTAGGCAAATCTGCCAGCTTTAGTTCAGGTAAATTAGTATTAACACTTACTTGATCTGCAATCTTTTCAGCTTTATATTGATAATCATAAGGCTCATTATACGATAAGCTATTTGAAATGTTTTCACGGACTTTATCTAAAGTATTGCCAATCCCATCAGAAGCAAAGTTACCAAACATTCTATTAAAAGAATCTAAGCGATCAACCATTTTAATGGCTTCGTCTTGAACAGTAAGGTTTATACCACCTACAATAATATCAGGACTAGTTCCGCCATCTAATGTGTTTGGTTTGAAAGGCTTGCCCAGAGTAATTTTACCCTGTATTCTTGTTACATCTTCATAAGAAGAACCAGATGGTGGTGGTTCTATTAGATTTTCGTAGCCTCCGAATGGTATGAAATTTTGAAGGTTTTTGTTAAAAGAACCAATAGGACTTCTGCGTACTGCTTTGTCTAATACTGGTTTTAATATATCATAATTCTCAAAAGGTCCAGAGGCTTGTTTTGGCGGAGCAACATTACCTGCAAACGTATCATACGCAGTCATTACCTTAGAAACATATGGAACAGTTTCCTTAGGCTTAGGCAAGTAGTCTAAGAAAGTACCACCACTAGCTTTAGCTTTTGCATTAGCCTTCTGTACACTACCTTCTCCAGCATTGTAAGCTGCCGCTACTTCTGGGAAAGTTGGGAACAACTTCATTAAACGCTTAAGATATCTAGTACCTCCAGAAATAGATTCCTCTGGATCAGTACGATCAGAAACACCATAGTATTCCGCCGTTGTAGGCATAAGTTGCATGATACCTACTGCACCCTGACTGCTTACAGCTTTTGTACTAAAATTATTAGTTTCGCTTGCAGCAATTGCTTTAACAAGTTCAAAAGGTACTTTATTTATTTCAGCGTACTTTCTAAACAATTCATCGTATCTGTCACTAGTATTGCCAAAATCTTTTGTAGGTTTTGTTGTAACATCAACAGACTTGTTTGGTGGTACTTCAGTAGGCTTGCCGCCATTGGCAACTGTATTGGCATTTAATGCAGCTGTGTTAAACTTCAACGCATCTTGCACGCCATCTAATGCTACTGTGTTAAGCTGTACATCAGTAAATCCAACAGACTCTAATAGGGATTTTCCTACTTTAGCAAATTCTTCAATGGTCTTTTCAGGGCCAAGCTCTTTTAGTCTATTCAAGACATTTGCTTGATCTTCATTCAAAGGGCCACTTTGTAACTCAGTTAGAATATTTAAGTTGTAAGCTCTATCAGTAAGTGATTTTCTTGCGCCTGGATCCATCTTTCCAAGTTCAGTAGCATCTATCTTAAGATCTGGAAATGCTTTATTAACTTGTTCTAATGCTTTACCAATACCACCGTGAATAGCTGCTTCAGCCTTATCAGCAAGCATTGCAAAGAATGATAGCAATGGTTGATAGCTAGATAATGCTTGGATATTTTTGCCAATACGAATTGCAACGCTATCTAGTACATCACCGCTATTAGTAATAGCTTCTGAGAGTTGTTGTTTCAAAAGTTTAGCAGTATTAGCAAGACCATTTGCAACACCTACAGATAGCTGTTCAGAAAGATTCAATCCATTTGAATTACCACTTAACTCATTTAAAATATCTAATGTATTTTGCTTAGCAGTCATTTGTACACGTTCTGTTAAACGTGCTAACGCCTGTAAACTATTTAGGTACTTATCAACAGCTGCTTGATCATTAAGTTCAATAGAATCTGACTTCAAAATATTAATGTATTTTGCAAGACCAGAGAATTCTTTTAAGAGACTTTTACCTCTTGTACTTAATTTATTAAGATCAATACCAAGAGCTTCTGCTACAGTACTAAACCCTGACTTATCGAGAGTTGCTGTAAATTTCAACAATTCAGTAGTACTTTCGTAGCCAGCTGCCTTACGTATCAAGCGTTGCTGTTCTTGCGGAGTTGTAGCCATAGATAGCTGAGAAGTTACAGAGGCTTTACCTCGGCTTAAAGCTAACGCAGCACTCATTTGATCTAATGTTATTCTAGATCTTTGTGCGGCAGTTAAACCTAAATCAGATACAGCTGACATCATACTTTCGCCAGTTGTATTCTTCAAAACAGCTGCAAGATCATCTGCCCTTAACTTAAGATCTTTCAAAGCTTTTTGTTTAGCAATTAAATCTTCTTGTGGTAAGAACTGTGACTCAGGATCATCCAAATCTTTCTTAATACGTGCTATTTGATTACCAATACTCTTCAACTCTAAGAAAGTGTCTTGAGGTAGCAAATCAACACTTAATCCGCTAAAAGCAGCTTCAAGAGTCGCACTTACAGACATTGCAATCGGTGTTAATGCTCTATCTACGCTATTTAGCAATTTATCAATATCAACAACTAAGTCTAACTGGTGGTCAGCAACTGCATACTCTCTTAATATATTTAATTGCTCTTTATTAAGTAATAAGTTATTAGTTTGCTCTACACCAATCTCTCTGTAACTGCCTAAGACTTTTGAAGCATCTGCTGCATATAGGTTTGTCAACTTAGCACTAAGAGCTTCTGGTGTTTTAAGCATGTTTTCAAAAGCATTTTGCTTAGTCTCAAACCTAAAACCAGGAAGATTCTTTTGCTCTTGTTTTCTACGAACCAATTCAGCTGCGTATCTCTCTTGTAATATCTCATTACGCGCCTTAGCTGCACTTCTTTCCGCCAATGGCAATAAGTCAATATTTTCTAAAGAAGGCTTTTGTAATTTATTAAGCGACTGGTCTTCTACAAACTGAATCTTACGAATACGTTCTCTTAGGGTGTCTGTAAGATCTTCAGACAAGTACTTAAGCTCTTCTGTCAAACCTAGATTGATATCGTTGCCTAATTTTGTAACAGCCATTTGGCTTGATAAGTACTTATCAGCTTCTAATGTTTGCAAATAAGTTCTTTTATCAGCAAGTCTTTTCTTTTCAAACAAATTAGCATTGCTAAGCTCATTTGTAGGAAATTGTGTTTGCTTTACAAGCGTTTCACCACGAGCTTTAAGATCTTTACCAACATCAAAAGAACGTCCTGTCAATTGGAAGTCTTTAAGATTGTCTAAAGTTACACCAAGCGGTTTCCAGAATCCAGGTTCATTCTTAGCAATAGCTTCTCTAGCAGATACTTGTTTAAGCACTTCAGTTTGCTTTTTAGCAGCGTCTGTCCACTCTGTCAAAGCATCAATGTTTCGATCTATACTAGCATAATAATTAGCTGCTAATGTTTTATTATCAAACGTTGCACCTTCAGGAGTAACCTCATATCTAAACTTCTTGAAATTTGCGTATACAGTGTCTAAATTAGAAAGCCTATCTGCGTACTCTAATGCCAATGGAGAACTTTTATCCATTGATGTATATGCTTCATTAGAACTCTTTACAGAGTTTACAAATGAAACTCGAAGATTTTCAGCTTCAAGTCTTGCTCTATCCATTTCAGACAAATCAGGGCCAATTGGTTTTATTTCTGCCCTTTTACGAGGATCATAAGTTGTCTGTATTTCAGGCATAAAGCCTTGTTTAGACGGGAACTGTACATAATTTCTAGATAAGTAATCTGTTAGATTTCTGTTTGAAAACTTAGATGTAACATAGCCTATTGCAGCACCAATCGCAGCACCAACACCAGCTGTTATAGGTTTATACAAGGTAGGTACTGAGAATCCTAAGGCAGCACCTTCAATAGCACCAGAAGCAACTGCTGTACTAACATCTTCTTCTAGCATTTTAACGCCAGTAAAAGCTACTGCAGTTCTTACAAGATTACCACCCTGCCCAGACATCCATTGACCAAGTGCAGCTGCCCCGCCTTCTCCCGCAACAACAGGAGCCGCTTCACCAACAGCTTTTAGCAATCTTAGCTTATTGCCTACAAGAACCATTATAGATGCAGCTAATGCTTCTTTCCAGTTATCTCCAATAAACTCTAAAGCTTGAGTACCACGAGAAGGATCTACTGTATTGCGCGTATCAAGCATAGTCATTTGATTGGCCATAGCTTCTACGTCAATCTTAGTCTTAGCTGCAAACTCTTTTGACACACGAGATAAAGCTTTTAAAGCTTCTGAAGCTGCATTTGCAGTCTCATCTGCTACCATACCCATTTTCAATCTCTCAGCCATTGAAGCAGCTAAAGCTTCTTCAGTACGCTTTTGAGTATCTTTGAATACAGTTTCTTCAGAGTAGCTAAGTTTACTCATGTCAATCTTAGAAATATCAAAAGAAGGAGCTAGTCCTAATTTAGCAGCCTCTATCATGCTTGATTCAGTGAGACCTGTCTTAGCATCTTTTGGTTCGCTTTTAAGACCTATTGATTTCTTAAAGCCTTCCCACAACTCTGACATTCTATCCCATAGCGTTTTATGTGCTGTTGAAATAGAGTCCCAAGCAGCTGCCAATGCAACAGGAATCCATGTCCATTTAAATAGCTTAAGATTTTTAGTATTGCTTAATGCGTTAAATACACCAGTTACAATATCTCTGCCGTAAATACCAGCAACTACTGCTCCGATGCCCAGCCCCATTGAAATACCATCTTGAGAACCATCTGACATCATAGAACCAGCTTTTGCGCCTAGATAGCCACCAGCGGCTAATAATCCCGCACCAGCAATACCCGCACCTGCAACAGCAGGCATATTATGACGAATAACAGAACCCTTACCTGCCGCCATTCTTTCGGCATGTCTTTGATCAAGGAATTCTTTTTGCGTGAGTCTAACACCAGATAGACTTCTTTGTACTGCATCCATTGCCATGAATTCAGCAGCGCTACCTATACCACGTCTTGCAAACTCTTTTGCATTTTGGCGTGCCATCCAATTTTCATTAGCTTGATTTCTTTCCCACTCTAGTTTAGCATTTTTACGAGCATCTCTTGCTGCTAATTGAGTTTCGTTTAATCTTTGTGGACGAGGAGGTGCTGTCATCGTTGGCATTATAGGCGGAACCATTGTACCAGGAGCTGACCGCTCAAACATATATTTTTGAAGATTATAAGAACGCGTTGCTGCTTCATCAGCTGCAATTGCAGTAGCATTTTGTCTTTCCCAACGCTTTGTAATCTTGTCCATTTGAACATCGTGTGCTCTGCTTAAGCCTACCTTCTTAGCACTCTTCATCATAAAGGTGCCAATAGCAGCAGGAATTAACAGATGACTCAAAGGAATTTCACCGCCACCAGGTACAGGCATATTACCTAAGTAATCAAAGCCCATTGAATGCCCCGTCCCCATGAAGCCTTCTTGTTCTCCACGTTTCTTTGGATTTGCTATTGCATTTACAAGGTTGCCAATTACATATAAAGCCATTAACAAACTAGTTGCACGATACGTAGCTGCAGCGCTAATGCCTTTCATTGCAAAGTCTACTGTACCGCTAATAACTTTTAGAGTATTTGCAAACCTACGCATGCCGCTAGAAAGCACATCTAATACTGCAATGGTTTCTTGTACACCAAAAGCATTTCTCAAGCCTTTCTTATCAGTAGCGTTGATAAAGTTTGCCCGCGCTCTTTCACCGCCTGTTGCCATATTTGCAGCAGCAACCGCATAACTAGGCGCATTCATATATTGAGCAATACGAGATTTACGCGCAGATGCTATAGACTCTGCCAATACGCCTTCAGGTAACCTAAATGCCTTTGTAGCAGCTCTACTACCAACTGCTGCTGCACCTTGTAGTAGCATATCTACAGTTCTTAAGAGAGGCAATGCAGGTGCGAGTGTTGCGTTAGTATAAGCTAATTTAGCAAACTTAGCGTCTAGCTTCATAAACATTGCATCTTTTGCAATAATAGCTGCTTCTAGTCTAGCGTTAACAGCAGTTCTTAAGGCTATCCCAGGTCCACTCATATAAGCTGCATACGCGCCTAATGCACTTAACCCTGTTCCAATTGCACCAAAACCAAATAGCTGAGGAGCATAAACAGCAGCTAAGAATCGCAAGACAACTGCCATTGCACTTCTAATTCTAACCGTAAGTAATTCAAGCCCTGCTAATTCTGGTCTTCTGAATTGAATCGTTTCTAAATACAAAAGTCTAATAACGCCTACCAAGCCTTCAACAGCCATGCTAAATATTGTCTTTAATGTATAAGACAGACCACTCATAACAAGTGCGCCACGGTCAATATTTGCGTAAGTAGCTGCTGCAAATCGTTTGTATTCCTTAAATACAATCATTGACACACCTGTTGCTGCAGTAACAGCTAGCAGTATTTGTGTCGTAGTTGCTGTCATAGACTCCCAAAAGTCTAATGTTGCTTGTAACGGATTTGCGTCTGGAAACATTGGGGTTGGGATTTTCTCAGAATCTTTATCTTTAGCAGAGTAATTCTTAAATGGAGAATAATTATCAGAATCTATAGTTGCACCTTGCGCAGACATAGCTGACAATAAAGAGCCAACTAAAAACAATGCTGTAAATATTTGCTTTGGTGTAGGTATGATTTTGTTCAGTAAAGAACCGCCTTTCATGTTTGCAATTTTATCTTGCAAACGCTTCATACCAGATTCAATACCAAGGATAAACCGATCAAAGAATCCAGAAGTATTGGCATCTCTTCCTAATAGCAAATGCTGAAGAAAAGTACCGCCATTTATTTTATTACTTTTGCTGAAAGCTTTAGATAAGTGATCACTTGTCTTTAAAGAAATATTGTTCAGCTCTCTAGCCATCCATTGGGTAAACCCGCTAAAACCGCCAGTACCAGACATTGTGACTTCTTTTCTCCACTTGTCTCTTACTTTGCCCCACACAGGACTACGATCCATTGCATTGTGTAGATGCGACAACATTGGATCAAGTACACCTGTTTTCAAATCTTTAAGACCTGATTCACCTGTTAGTGCTAACCAAATCAAACCGCCTCTTGCGATTGCGTGCCCAATTACATTATCTTTGTACAATGAATTAAACATGCCTGAGAAGTCCATCATCAACCCTGTAATAGCAAGGCTTTGAGTTCTGTTTGTATCATTAAAGAATGCTTTAGACATTTTGCCTAAAGGAGTAGGTTGTCCACCTGCAGTCTTATTGCCTGTGTAAGTACCCATAAAGAATGACTGTACACTACGCTGACGCTGTAATACATCACTCAAACCTTTGCGGTAGACACCTAATTCAACCATTAGTCTTACAAGAGATCCGCCAAATAGCCAAGCACCCAACAAACCTACTGCTGGTGCAGAACCAAACAAAGACGCAATCTTAAAGATACCAGAGAATATTACACCAAGGTAAGGAAGACCTGTCAAGAAGTTTTCCATAAAGTTGCCAAAGAATGCAAAGCCTTCTCCAATCAATCTCGGTATATCTACAAGCGAACCATTAACAACACCAGATGCAATATCACCTGCTGCTTTGCCTAACTCTACGCCTAAGCTCTTATCAAAGGTATTTGCAGTAATCGTAATAGCTAGTGATGTCCCTGCAATAATTGAGGAGGCTAGCAACCAACCGCCAATTACACCGTCTGCAATAACTTTAGGTAACGAGCTGAAAATCGTTGCCATTACTGTGGCTGAAAAGGCTTGTCTTAATGCCAATGGCCATGTGTTAAACCAAGCTCTAAATCTTTGATTTACAAAAGATAGAACACCAGACATTGTATCAGTGAATGAATATCTCAAACCTTTGAATAGTAAATCATTTGAAAATACATCTCTTAAGAATACAACAGACTTTTGTATAGAGTCCTCAATAGCTTTAGCGTATCCAGCTAAGTTAGGTGAATAGGCATATAGTTTGCTATTGAGTTTGAACATTGTTTTCGACAAATCAAGGCTAGCTATCCTATTTAAAACACCGCCAATCTTTGTATAAATGACTTCAAACAAGTCAATTACATTGTCTCCAAAAGTCTTGAGGCCTACTGAAGTATTGCCCCATAAGGTTGCAGATGTGTATATGATTTCATCAATAGTATCTGTCCACCAAGAATGTGCAATAACAGCGTCATATATCTCAAAGAACACTTGAATAACAGCATCACCAAAAGCTTGAATTGGAGCTAATGCTTTTATCAGAGTATCTGAATAATATTGTACCTTGTCTACCAAGGCTTCAAACCAATTTGTTAAATCTCCTCTTAAAGCTAATTCGGAGAATGTTGTTATCCAATGTAAAAGTACATTTAAAACCTCAACAAATACACCAGAAGCATAAGACGCAGCGTCAGTAAGTGCACCAAATAAATCTATCTTTGACAACATTGCTGTTGCAGATACAAGGCTATCTAAAACTTTATCAAGACTTTGCTCTATGTTTGAAAATACAACATGTACCTTAAAGGCAATAGGCATGTCTATTTGCGCAAACTTAGGCAATACTAAATTAAGTCCTTCTGCTAGTCTATAGTATAATTCTTCAGTGAATGTTTCAGAAGCATTTACTAGAGAATTCATTAAAGAGTCTACTAGACCTGCCACTGTTACCATTAAGTTTCCAGCAATTCTTGCAAGCTTTGAGCCACCAAAACTAACACCAAAAAGCTTTTCAAGTATATTGTAGCCTGCGAGAGTTTCTCCAAGATCTCTTAAACCAGATACAAGATCCGTAGAAAGTGTTAAAAATAAAGAACCTACAAAACTGCTAATAATTCCAGCAACAGAGTCAGTACCAAAGACAGTATCTCTTAAATTCTGTATTAATTGTTTAGACATTCTGTACCAGACAATTTCGCCACCTATATTAAAGGATCTCATTTCCTTTATTATGAATGCTCTAAAACGACCTGTGACAGATTGCTCATATGCCAAGATTTCTGCACTAACTTTTACTAATGTATTTCTAAGAGTTAATGCTGTTATTTCGCCAATAGCTTGCATAGGTTTTAATAGATAAAACATATCATCGCCTTTGACAGAGCGTAGCATTTTGCCAAACATTTGCCAACGCATGATTGCGATATCAATAGCAGCAGTAAATTGAGTTACAAAAGGCTCTATTACTGTGGTTATAAACCTTGTCAAACCAATCGTATCTAGAGAATGCTGTATTGCATATATTGATATCTCTAACATTTGCTTAACAGGCTCTAGCAAATCCTCAAGTGGATTCTTAAAACCCACCAAAGAAAATCGCAAAGCATTTCCAAGTAAGTAAGCCTTGTCAACAGACTTTCCTAATTCTTGTGAAAGATTATAAACACTCTTTGAAAGCTTTTCAGACAGCGCCAAGCCTTTGTCAAATTCAACAAATACATAAGCTGCATTTTCTTTTAACTTTAAGAAACCTGTAGATAATGTAGGTACAATATTTTTGAATTCTTTATTAATTGTTTCTGCTTGATCTGCAAGTGCTTTGAAGATTACTTCAGAAGTTATTTCTCCCTGAGCAGCAATAAGTCTCATTTGACCTAATGTGACACCCATACTGTCTGCAATCATGCCTGCAATACGTGGTGTTTGCTCCATTACAGAGTTTAATTCTTCGCCTCTTAAAACACCAGAGGAGAAAGCTTGACCCAACTGAGTTAAAGCTGCTTTAGAGCTTTCTGCAGAAGAGCCTGAGATTGCTACTGCTTGTTGTATTGTTTTAGAAGACCGTGCTAATTTATCAATATCAACATTAGTGTTACGCATTGCGCGTCCCATTGCAGTAAATACTTCAACGGTTTCTCTATAAGTACCATTGGTTTCATCTGCAATATTTCTAAGTCTTACTTGTGTATCATATAATTCGTTACTCTTACCTACAACTAGTGCAACTTTGTTTTCCATCTCTTGTAAAGATGATGTAGTTTCTTCTACATACTTTAGAAGCTGATCTGCTGCAAAGGTGGTTCCAATTGCTATAAAAGCACTTTTGAAGCCATCGGCCATTGAATTCACACTTTGTGAAATTGACTTAACCGTAGTATTTACTTCCTCTAGATTTCTCTGTGCTTTTCGGGTATTAGCATCGACTTCAATTACTATACCTGACATTTAAATTCTCCATTAAAAACCCCCTTACTTAAGAATAAGGGGGTAGTATTATTTAGGTGTAACAATTACACCATTAGGGCTTACATTTTCATTTGCAAGCAGAGTTCTTTCTATAAAATGCGTGGGCGCTTGTGTACTGCTCCCTGCATTGAGTCTATCAATGTATTCAACATCATTGCTTATCTGACCGTCTTCATATTTCCAACCTGCTCTAGCTCTACCCGTATCTATAGGTGTTGCTGCACGTAACTCTTCCACTAATCTCTTAGCTTCTTTGTTTTTGATAATTTCAGACTTTTGTTTAAACTCTGACATTAAATTTAAATCAATTTTCATATTCATTTAAGAACAGACTCCCCGCCTGTGGCAGTTGCAAGTTTCTGGAAGAATCCAGAACGCTTAAAGCTGCTGGTATCAAAACTACCATCCGAATTAGCCTTGGAGGGCGGATTATAAATAGGCTCTAATGAAGTAAATAGCTGCCAAGGCTTTTGATTAACACCCTGTGCCTGTAAAAGTTTGGAAGCACGATCATCTGCTCTCCACTCTACAGGCCGCCTTTCAAAATAGTTAAACCAGCCTAAAAGCTCTTCATAAGTCATATCTTCATATAACTTGCTAACAGGCATTTTAAGCTGATACGCTATTTCAAAAATAGGAAGCTCTTCGTCACTTAAGACGACTTTCCCTGATCTTGACCCATACCTGAGAATTTCATAATATCATTTGAAAGTCTAGATAATTCATCCATTGGAAAGTTATCAAAATCATCATCGGTTAATTCGTCACCGCCTTCTACAGCAGAACGAATTACTAGTTTCAAAACTTCCAAACCAGCAGTCTCATCTTTTTCAATATCTTGAGCACGCTTTTGGATTTCTACAACTTCTGCTACTGTTAGTTTCGAAATTTTAACATCACTACCTAAAAATTTAGTAGATTTGTTCATTTTTTGGCCGACTAGACCTTTAATACCTTTTGCTTCTGACATATTAGTTACCTTGATTGTTTGGGCGTTCATTTAGTTGCGCTCTCATTTGATGTAATACGGATAATGCTTCAAACGCTTCCGCTGATTTTTCAGCTGAAAGTGAACCATCTTTCGTACGTTGGAATGTTTTATTAATACTGACGTCTATGCTTTTCAGCATATGTTTAACGGTAATACCGACAACATAGTCAATACTGAATGGTTTAATTTTAGCCATTGTTGTCTCGAAAAGAAATGGAGGGCCGAAACCCTCCACAATTAAACTAAGCTGCTGTATAAGCACCTTTAATTTCTGATTGAACCGAAATAGTAAGCTTTGCAGTCATTGCTTCGGTTAAGCTTGAAGTTACTTCAATAGCTTCAACTTTACCTAAGAAATAGAAACATGAATGCTCGCTATCACGCAATTCACTTGTTGTATAGCCTGAAGGCTCTGTACCTAATAAAGTAAAGCGGAATACATAAGTCTTCCCATCACCAACTCTTGGCTGGCGAATATTGCCTTCTTCATCATGTACATAAGCATTTGCCCATAAACTAGGAATATAGTTTAAGGTGATTTCCATATTTGGAAGATCGGCTTGTCCTTGTACTTGCTTAGAAGTTTTAGAACCGTATTCAGGAACCTTTGTGATATTCGCAGGTGTACCTAAAGCAGGGAATTCTTTTAAGTGAGTAATACGAACAAATTCTGCAGAACTAGCGACAGAACCTGGTACGACATCATTAGTAGTATCAATCAAATCTGCGAAAGATACGCCACCAGGAATAGTATCAGCATCAATAGTTACTAATCTTGATTTATTGTCAAATAATTTACCAAGCTTATCTTCAACGGTAAGCGGATTACTAAATGCAGTATCCCAGTCTGAGTTAGTGACAGGGTAGTTAGTCATTGACAAGTCTGAGAACATTACCGCTGTTAAGCTAGAAATGTGACCTTTTGCTGTTGCCATAAGGCCTCCTTAGTTGGTGAATGCGCCTTTAATTTCAGATTGTACTGAAATTGTTAGCTTAGCAGTCATAGCTTCAGTTAGGCTTGAAGTTACTTCCAATGCTTCCATTTTACCTAAGAAGTAAAAGCAAGAGTTCTCAACAGTAGCCAAGTTAGCAGAAGTCGGATTAGATGCAGCCTCTGTACCTAATAAAGCAAAACGGAAGATATAAAGCTTACCGTCACCCACTTTAACACCTGTTGCAGTGTTAGTAGTTTCATTATAAAGCTCATTTCCTTTCCATAAGGTAGGAATGTAGTTGAGTGTGATTT